GTCGAAAAAATGAATAATGTAGGTAGTTCAGGAGATGATCGTCTCTGGAAACTAGAATGTGATAAAGGCGGTAATGGTTATGCCGTTATTCGTTTCCTTCCTGCTCCTGAAGGTGAAGATCTTCCATTTGTTAAACTTTATTCCCATGCCTTCCAAGGTCCTGGTGGATGGTATATTGAGAACTCTCTGACGACTCTGGGTCAGAAAGATCCAATGTCAGAATACAACACGATGCTGTGGAATAACGGCACTGATAGTGGTAAAGATCAAGCACGTAAGCAGAAACGTAAACTGACTTATGTTGCAAACATCTATGTCGTCAAGGATCCTGCTAATCCTGAGAATGAAGGTCAAGTATTCTTGTATAAGTTCGGTAAGAAAATCTTTGATAAGATTACTGCCGCAATGCAACCTGAGTTTGAGGACGAGGAAGCAATTGATCCATTTGACTTCTGGCAGGGTGCTAACTTTAAGTTGAAGGCAAAGAATGTTGCCGGTTATCGTAACTATGATTCTTCAGAGTTTGCCCGTCAGGATGCACTTCTGGAAGATGACGAAGCAATGGAAGCAATCTGGAAAAAAGAGTACTCTCTTGAAGAGTTTGTTGCTCCTGACCAGTTCAAGTCCTATGATGAACTGAAGAAGCGTCTTGATTATGTTCTTGGTATCAAAGGAACAACTAAGTTCCAAGATCAAGAATCCGTTCAGGAAGAAGAAGAGTTTCGTCAACAGAATCGTGGAGAATCAAATTCTGTCCCTCAGTCAATGAAAGAAGAATTGAATGACCTTTCTTCTACTAATACTGATGAAGATGATGATACTCTTTCATACTTTGCCGCACTCGCAGCAGAATGAGTTAGTTAGAGATTGTGACTTTGGTATTCTCAGTTCTAATCAGTGATTCATTCACATACTCTGAGGATAAACCATAAATCATAATCTCTCTCATATCATTTAAAAATTGTTGTAAATATCCTTGCTTTAGTAAATAAATCGAGGATTTTTTATTGTTCTTAATTGTTTCATATTCCCAGTTTGATACTCCTCTTCTCACTGAAATACCAGATACAGAAACTTTAGTACCATTATCACTATAATTTAAAGTAAAGTCTTCATCAACAACTTTACCTGCCGGAAGAATTAATCTACCACTTGAGTCTTTGACTTCTTTAGTCTCATAATAATTAATATCATTCAAACCTACAATACCATACTTATTTTCTGCATACTTATATAATTGGTAATTAGATAAAGGCCATTCATCTCTTACATTAATAATACCGGCAGTCATTAAGACTACCCAATCTAAATCTGCCTTACCATAAAACTCTTCTGCCACTGTATCAGGTCTTGCACCTTCTACGATTTCATACTTATTGAAGAGTGTAAAAACATTTTGTAAATCATCACGCAACTTATTTCTTCTGAATAAGTTTTTGACTTTTAAGTAATCTTGTGATGAAATTGCATCAGACAAAAATGACTGATATTCTACATCTGGTAATTCTCTGAAATAACCCATTTTAGTATCCTACTCCTCCTACTTTTCCTTTTGCTCCTTCATTACCAAAATCATCATAATCTTCTGCATAAATTGGACTCAGTTCTTGGAATGATAATTGCATCACCATATGAACTGGTGTTTTGGAATCATCGTTATATGTCATATAAGTTCCCGAACCTGTATAATTGATCTGAACATTTGTAAGTGCCGCAACAATAAAACTATTTAAGAATTGATGATCATTATTTCCAGTCTTATACTTTAAACGGAATACATTTGGAGATTTAAGGAATAGTCCTGTACCACCTTGCTCAGAGTTTTCTGCAATTGTTGAGGTAGGTGCCATATTTCTTTTCAATTCGATAATAATTTTTTTAATTTGCTCTGCTTCTGTACCATTTCTTGGAGCAAGATTAAATGAAAAATTAAAACTTCTTAACTTAACTCCATTAAATAAAAGTTCTGTATTTGGATTTAAGATTTGACCTGTTGATCTTGCTAAAACTCCAGAAAAACTAGTATTTGCTCCTAGAATATTTACTGCCTTTGACCCAAAAAATGCATTAGATAGTTGCTGTCCTTCACCACTTTTTACAATTCCCTTTAAATCTGTAAATGATTGTTCTAATGCACTAGCAATTCCTCCAAAAAAGGTTTCATTAGTTATCGTATCATTTACAGCACCCAAACCATATGCTGCTAAAGTATTTAATCTATCTTCACCCCAACCGGTGGAATTTGTTGATGTAATATTTTGTGGTATTGGTAGAATTATAGTACCTATTTGATCTTCTTTTTTTGTATTATTATAATTTCTTTTATTTGAATTTAATCCCTCTTGGAGTACATTTTTTTGAGGAGTAATTCCTAATGTTTTATACTTTAGAATTTCTATTTGTAAATAATCAGTTTCTTTTTCTAATATCGCATATGGATATCTCAATGGTCCAAATTTATTATTTCTATTACTTGCAGATCTTTGCCTTCCTATATTTAATGTTGATGGCGGTTGTTCTCCTCCATCTCCTGGAGATCCTTCCCCTGGTTTTGCAACTGTTGCTGGTGAATTTGCTGGAGTCAATTTGCCAGCATCCAAATCAGCAAAATATTTATCACCTTCTGGTCCGGATAAGTCTTTAGGAATTTGATCAGTGGGAACAGTATACTCCATCTATCTTTTTTTTTAAGTATTTAGAAACTTTCCATAAGGAATTTCTCTCAGGTCGGCAATTTCACCTGCATATATCTCATAAAATTGTGTATCTGCTCTACTTAGTTTATAGTTTCTTATTTTTCCCCAGTGATAATTAAAACCAATAAATGCAAAATCATTGGGTACACTGTATATATCTGTACAAGCAATTAATGGATGTTGGTCATATTGTATATTTGGTGATCTTGCAGTGTAAATATAAGTATAAAATTTTCCAGGAATGGGAACAGGAGTTACAGAATCTTTAACTGCCTCTAATATTTTTGACATTAATTCATCAGGTGTTTCAATACCGATTAAATTTCCAACAATATTTCTTACTCGATTATTGTCATCATCTGTTGGTCTATTTGGATTTTTTAGGACTCCATCATCATAAACATTAGAACCTACTTTTATATTTGGGTCACTACTGTAAGTTACTTCACCAGTTTGAGAAACATAATAATATGATCTTCCTGTTCTTCCTCCTCTTTTTATTGTTCTTGCCATTACTTAATACCAAGTTCGTTTTCTGTAAGGACCTTAAACTCATAACCATGATCTAAACACCATTCTTTAGCGGCATTCCACTTTGCCTGATTTTTAGCATACTCAACGACTTCATAGATATAACCTTTCGTCTTTCTTTGTTTGACTTTAGGTTCGATACACTGCTTAAATGGTTTGATTTCAATAATCATCTTTTTGATTGTTCCGTTATTATCTTTATATTTGATATAAAAATCTGGGAAGTATCTCCTTACTTTATTTGTAGTTGGATCATAGTATGGAATTATGGCCTCTTCACTACTCCAAGATAATATATTTTCATTTGTATCACAATATTTCATAAATTTGCGCTCCCATAGAGAACGATATATAATATTTCTATGGTCTCCAACATATTTTTGAGGGTATAGTGGTTGGTATCTTCCTTTATAGGATGCCATTATTTTGACCTCTCCGTTATCAATCCGCGAATTGATGAAAAAGACTTATCGCAAACTGGACAGTATGACATCTAAATAACTAATAATCAAGTAGTCTTATAGGTATTTAGAGTGCCGAGAATTAAAAAAATATCAGAATTTAAACCCTTAATTACTAATCTTGCACAGACATCTCATTATCAAGTCATGTTTGGTGGGTTGAATAATTATTTAAGTGGATATTTAAATGAAAGAGGAGTAAATACGAGATTTATTACAGAAGAATCTGGTTTATTATGTTCTTCTGCTTCCATTCCTGGTAGTTCATTAGCAACTGCGGATATTAATGGGAACTTTATGGGTATGCAAGAGAAGATGGCACATACCCGAATTTTTACTGAAATGCAATTAGAATTTTATGTTGATTCTGATTATAGAATGATTAAGTTTCTAGAGCACTGGATGGAATATATTGTAAGTGGGGGCGAATCACCATCTGCTGGTCCTGGATATTATTATCGAATGCAGTTTCCAGAACAATATAAATGCGATCAGACAAAAATTATAAAATTTGATAGGAATGGAGATAAAGAATTGGAATATAAGTTCTTTAAGTTGTTTCCAAAAAATTTAACATCTATTCCAGTTTCTTATGGAACTTCTGATATATTAAAAGTTAGTGCTTCATTCGAATATGAACGTTATGTTTCTGGTAAATTAACATCGAAGAGTGTGAAAGATGGAACTAGTAATAATAGAGGATCTGTGAAAACTGAATCTATTCCTCTTGAAGTAATTCCATTTCAAGGACGACAAATAAGTGGAGTAGTTCTTCCAAATAATAATCTTGCTTAATCCGTTCTAAATAATCACAACTGAACTTATAATGGGTTTTTATGCCTTTACCTAAAATTAATACTCCAATATATGAGTTGGAATTGCCTTCGACTAAAAAGAAAATTAGATACAGACCATTTTTAGTTAAGGAAGAAAAGATTCTAATTATTGCGATGGAATCTGAAGATCAAAAACAGATTACGACTGCTATTAAAACTGTAATCGGCAATTGTATTCTTTCTAGAGGTATTAAAGTAGAACAACTATCCACTTTTGATATTGAATATCTTTTCTTGAATATCAGAGGCAAATCTGTCGGAGAAGATGTTGAAGTATTGCTGACTTGTCCTGATGATGAAGAGACGCAAGTTTCTGTAGTTATTAATCTCGATGATATTAAGGTTCAATCTGATAAAAATCATTCGAGAGATATTGTATTAGATGAAAATCTAACTATGAGAATGAAGTATCCTTCTCTAGATGAGTTCATTAAATCTAATTTTAGTTTTGATGGTAAGTTTGGTGTGGATGAGTCATTCCAACTAATTGCTTCTTCAGTAGAGCAAATTTATAATGAAGAAGAGTCATGGAATTCTTCTGATTTTAGTAAGAAGGAAATGCTTGATTTTATTGAGCAATTGAGTTCCAAACAATTTAAAGAAGTTGAGAATTTCTTTGAGACAATGCCAAAACTTTCACATACTGTAAAACTAAAAAATCCAAATACTGGAGTCGAAAGTGATGTTGTATTGGAAGGTCTATCCAGTTTTTTCGCATAGGTATGGCGCACACTGACCTTGCGTCATACTACCAAATAACATTTGCCCTGATGCAGCATCATAAATATAGCTTAACAGAGTTAGAAAATATGTTACCTTGGGAAAAGGACATTTACCTCACTTTATTAGAGCAATATATTGAAGAAGAAAAATTAAAACAGCAGCAAAACAGTGGTAACCAATAAATCTTACAGAGCACCACAATTAAATATGAGGAGAAGTAAAATTTCTCCTAGTAAATTTTCTAATACTAAGGTAAATCCTTATACGGGAGAGTACTTATCTGCTGGAGAGAGAAAATTATTATTTCAAAAAAGAATTGTAAGTTCTGCAAATGTTTTTAAGAAATTAGGAGCACTTGTAAGAACACCATCTAAAATCATACCATCTAAAAATGTTTTTAAGAAATCAGAAGCACTTATAAATCCAAAGACATCCTCAATTGCCTCTGATAATAAACC